CTCAGGACGAGATAGTGTAACATCTAGCAAATCTGTAATGATCTTACCGGGATGGTCATATGCCTGATATCCGAGATTTGGCTTCCGTATGAGATTATTCCTATAAGGCAGCAAGTCACCGCCGAGCCATCTATTTGGGTCTTGTGCATTATAGGGATAATGTCGGTTTTGGAGATACCATAGCCAACTCTTGCCTTGAACATTGGCTAGCTCAGAACCTCGCTTAGATGCAGCGTATGAGTGTATACCGGCTGTTATGACCTGTCCATCACGTTCCAGCAGAAAGTCTGTTCGCTTAGGTCCAACTGTCGTGAACCATTGTACTTGAGGATCAGCTAGTGGAACGTCATAGGATATATCATCCGCTTCATCTATTGCTAGAGTGAAGTCGAGATTGATCGGCTTAAATTCATCTATCACCGCGCCGCTGTGATCTAAATGTTTTACGATCCATTTTGCCATTAGATCGTGTAAAACTTTCCCGAGCCTGCTCCGATCAAGTATGGTCTAAATACTTTGAATGTGATAGTGAATTCAGTTACGCTAGGATACAGCGCGCGCATAGGTATGGAAGGCAGCGCATCGAGCGTAACATCGTCAGAGTACATAGGTTCCTGGCCTGTGAACGTTATGCGTATCGTACCCATAGTCCTGTCTTTAACTACGACACCGGCAGGAACGAGTGTTTGGAGCATCTGAATTCTGCCACTCATATATGTCGTAGCGTCGTTATAGAGCAAATCACCTGTTATGTGAATAAGCATCGGGCCTTGGTAACTGTAAGCAGGCCAACTACCATGTTCCTGCATACGAGGTACGTCAATCGTCCTGTTACTAGTTTCTACGTCAAATTCCTTAAGTGGGCAAGTATCAGTATTGAACTGCCATACTTGGCCGTTCAAGTTAGTGAAGCTCATAGCGTCGATCATCTCTGACCCATAACCGTTCTAGCTCTCTGTTTCTGCTGGTGCTTAGCTTTTCTCAATGTGGTGCTCAAATCTTCATGACCCTGATTGACGGTAATAGAGTTGTTATTGTGATTGACGGTCGTATGGCCCGCTGCTTGATGATGAGGCCGTCTATGGACAACCGGCGTTAGATCAACATGGAAAGTTTTTTGCAATTGCTGACGTACCCATGATCTTTCGTCGCCGACTCCCTTAACGAATTCAATTGCCGCTTTACGTCCATGACGACGCCAATCCGGTAGCTGGTTCGTAAAATCAATTTGCGTGGCTTGTTTGATATCTCGCTGACCTTGCTTCCACATATTTACATACTGTTGCCGTTGTTTCGGACTTAGGCGCAATAGACCAGCTAGGAAAAGGTCTGAATCTGGACCTGCCTGTTGAATCTGTGCCAACAAATTACTGGGGAGTAGTTGCCGTCCACGCGCTAAGTCTTTCCGCCATACCTCGAATTTCCGAACCTGACTTGTGATATCCCCCATAAAGTCACGGAACTTCGGCATTATCCCGTACTGCATCATGTTCTGTACCAACGGCTGCTGAGTTACATCACCAAATGCAGTTTCATTGGCTTGCTTCAATTCCTCGTACTTCTGTACCATTTGGTCTAGAGACTGATTAACAGTGTTAGCGTTGTCAACCATCCTCTTTGCGGCTTTATCGTTTGCTGACGCCACTGAATTAATTGCGTCAGCTACTGGACCCTTGAACTTCTTTGAGATTTCGTCGGTGATTTGTGAAAGTCGTAGATAATTCGCATATGACGGATCTTTCTTAACAGCAGCTTGGGCTTGTTCCAGCAACTTGATATATTGCTGAATGCTCAAATTCTGACGTTGCTGTTGAGTATTTGCGTTGCTTGTACGAGCCGCTACTGTCTTAACTGTTTCACCCCAATCACGTCCTCTAAGTCTACCAAGAGGCATATCATGTGGAGCAGCACGTTCAAATGCTTGTGCTGCTCTTCGACGTGCTTCATCCGGAAATAGATCAGTACCCGCAGGTCCACCATGCATAGGAACCAAGAAACCCAGTCCTATTGCACCAAAAGTATTATGAACTTTTTGTCTTACATTCGTAGCTAGGTTATTGAGCCAATTCTCGATTCCATGCTTGTGCGCTTGCAATTCATACACAATGAGCATTGTGATTGTAATAGTTATAAAGCCAACACTTGCAATACGTCCCAAGAGGCCGAGCAGACGGCCAGCTCTAGTATTGGCTCTCTCTAGCGATGTTATACCAGCAGGACCAATTACCTGAGTACCTCTAAGTATCATTATTGAAGTTTTTAGTCGAGCTAGGGAACCTAGGACTACGCCAATTGTGGATACCACCAACGTAAGTCCAGCAACCCAAGCTGTGATAGTTACGATAAGATTCTTTGTAGAGGTATGGAGGTTATTAAACCACTTGACAACTTCTTGAATTGGTCGAGAGAATTTCTCGAAGAAGGGAATTAGCGTAGCCCCCAGCTCTATGCTTATTGCATGTAGCTGGTTCAAGAAAACTTGCCAGCGAATGCCTGCTGTTTTACGCATTATCTCGTAAGACTTCGCAAACTGTCCATGAGTATTGATCGTATCATGTAGTACCTTCAGATAATCCTGGTTATGCTGAATCAGCAAGGTCAATGCACGACGAAACTGAATAGTCCCCATTGTTCCGACGCCGGTACCCTTAGTAATTTCTTTTGCCCACTTGATGAACGTTAACTGGCCTGTAACGAGTCCGGGCCATTTGTGGATTATCTCGGTAATAATCTCACTGAGCGGAAGCATCGCATGCGTAGTTGAATCTCTTATCGAGATGCCAAATTTCTTGAAACCCTCTTCACCACGTTGTATGAATTCCAGCAATCTCGCGTAAGATACGGCTGCTGATCTAGCTCCCAACGCTCTAGATAGGAACGCTACCGCGCCACCTAACTGTCCTAACGACTGATTAGCCGATAATGCAGCAGGGGCAGCATTAGCTAATGCAGCAGTAAAGTCTTTGAAGTTGAATGCACCAAATCGAACAGTAGAAGCTGTGATATCTAACAAACGCTTGAGTTGTTCTAGGTTCTTAGCGGAATCGCTTGAACGTTTGGCGAAGATGTTATAAATTCTGATAACTGATTGAGTTGCGGTTCCGAGGTCGGTAAATCCCCCCACAGCGGCCATGTTCGCTAACCGCAAAACTTTAAGACCTTGGGCTGTCTGCTGAGATTGATTACCTACGAGAGTAACAGATGAGTAGATTTGGTAGGCAGCATCAGCCATTTCTTTAGCTGATGCAGGAAACTGCTGCATCTGTTTTAAAATGCCTTGAGAAATAGCGCCTGTAGCCCTCTGCATACCTCTAAAGCTTGTACCTACCTGAGTAGCTGCTGCTGCAACTTCTGTATTGAAATTAGCTGCTGCATGAGCCATTAGACCAAAGCCAAGAACAACTCCAGCACTAGCGTATTGAAAACCTCGGGCAGCATCAGTAAAGGCACCAAGCTTTGCTTGCCTAGCCATTACTTGCTGTTCGGCAAGTAATTCATTTTGTCTTGTGATTTGCGAATTAACGCCAGCTAATGCTTCGCCGTGTTTTTGAGCCTCACGAATTGCCGCAAGGCGGACATTCGGCATTATGCCAGGAACCATAGCTCTTGAGGCTGCTTCTTGTTGTGCAGCAAGTAGCTTTCTTGACTGAGCCTGTAGAGCTGCCAAACGTTCCGTAGCGACTTCGCTACTTGCGCCCATAGTTCTAAAGTCAGCTTCTAGCTGACGTAGCGGACGGGTAGCAAAGTTACCTATCCGAACGAAATAGTATAGTTCACGCGCTCTGAGTGCCAAGTCTTTCCCTTAGTCTTTCCTCGGCTTTGGCCTTATTAGAAGCTGTCTTTTCTTTTGCTTCCTCAACTACGTTATCTGCGAGCTTAACTTTCTCTATCCGTAGCATGGCACTATACGGCTGTTCGCATAACCCGCCTGTGTATGGAAGCTGATGGAATACTTCACACAGGCGAGTTATGCGAATCCAGATAATTACCTCTTTAGTTAGCTCTGTACCGTATCTCCGTTCTGCGTATTCTCTTCGGTCTGTGAGGACGTAGAGAGTCGCTTGGTAAAATCCTCCAAAGACTCTTCATCCTCCTGATTCAGTTCTTCGATTAGTCGCTCTATCTCAGCACCGACTTTGGGATCGAGTATCTTCAAAGTCATTGGATTGCTGAAGTTTAGAAGCTGTCCGTCATCGCCCTCTAGATTATGCTCTACGATGCAATTGGAAAATTCGAAGAACCGAGTCCATTGCATCATACTTTCCAACTCAATTTTTGAGGTAGGCTGTCTACCCTGCGAAGCCTCCATGCTAGTCCGCATAGCTTTGTCACGCCGTTCAAGCATTTGATCGAAGCTAAGTTGCTTCAATGCGACAAAGCCACCATCCACTGTCTTTAGATCATGATGATGCAGTTCCTGTGATACAGTTGCTTTTGGCATATGTCTCCCCTTACGTGATACTCGCTGCTGACTTGCAAGTAATAGCGTATGCATCTCCACCCGCTACAGAGAGGCCGCGTCCTGTAGTACCTGCTATGATTAGCTGATCCATAGCAGGAAGGGCAACATCATACGTTTCGTATGCAAAGCGATTGAGCTGAATCTGTACACCATCGGTCGCTGTAGCGAACGGATTAGCTCCCTGAGTTGATTCCAACTTGATACCGCGCTGAAGCGTATTTACGAAGTTATCGTACTCAGTACGATTAATGAAGTCTAGCGAAGTAGTGAACGTAATATCGGTCGCACCGAAGCTAATGTAGCTAGCAGCACGATTCTTTACAATGCGGTTCTGAGCCGCCGCATTGTGGTTAAATACAACATCGAATCCGTCGAAGTCCACACTTGCTGTACCGAATGTCGGAGTAGCGCCGAAGTCAGATGCGACAAATATCGCATGTGCATCTGCACCGAGTAGATCAGGTGTTATCCATGATGGAGTAAACGGTCCTGCCGTTGTCAATGTTGCTGCCGGTACATCTGCAAGACCGAGCATCGTCATGGTACAACGTAGAACTCCGGTATCAATCGCAAAGTTGTACTGACCGACAACACATCCTGTATATCCGAAAGCTACACCATTGCGAATCACAGTTATTGAGGCTGATCGCATAGGCGCTCCAACAGACGCAGCCTGATTCGGAACTGCCTTATATGTGAAAGGCGCACCAGCTCCCGTTTTTGTCAAGGTATGACGGGAAATATACAGGAAGTACGGAAGGAAGTTTGTATCAACTTCCATCACCACATCACCCTCGATATGATAGTATCCCTGTTTTACGTCGGATACCATAACCTGCTGCCGCAACTGTGGCGAAAAGTAACGTGCTTCGGTATATCTGAATGCCTCGCTAATTATCGGCACCCAAATAGTCGGTGGAACATAAGTACCGTAGGTGGTTTCAAATGCGAATCCTAGGGCACCACCGCCTCCCAATCCAGCAGGCATTTAACTCACCTACCCTTCTTTGGTTTCTTCTTGAGGTTCCGATACCGCGCTTTGGGCTTCTGCCGCTGGAGCAGCTTCGGTTGTTTCGGCTGGGAATTCCGTGCCATGTTGTTCAGGCACCTCAGTTACTATGGGACTACCCTCTATCTTGATATTGCCAGCTTCCGCGAATGCGTCCTTTATCAGCACTCCAAAAGCAGCCGCATAGCTTTCCTCTCGCTCTTCTGATATTTCGACTGCTTCGCGGTTTTTTAGCATACCTAACCCCTCCACACCGAATTCAAACCCATCGGGAAAATCCGGCTGGTCAATAGTTGCCGTAAGGCCCACTTTACCTCCCTCCGAATCTTTCTTGAGTAACTGCGTTCCATTCAGTTCTTGTACCGACGACTGCTTCATTGCGTGGTCGTCGGATGATTGCAGGATCTTCTGCATTCACAAAACTGAAGATTACCTGCCGATCTCCATTAATTGCTGGACACGTCAAGTTATTGTGCAATACCTCCCTGACCGCAGTTACGAGGATCAAATCTTCTCTAGTGCGGATATGGTGAGATTCTGAAAGCTTCGCGTGATAAATCC